TTAAGCCACCACCGGGGTAACGCTAGGGGTAACAGCGGCGGATTTTCGTTTGTGCTCCTTGAGCTGTGCTTTTGCGATCCTGACGCCCGATCCATCGAAGCCAAGCGGCCCTTCTTCATTGTCGATAGGTGCCATCAGCTGCTCGGCTTCATCTCGGATGTGTGCGCGCAGTCCGGAGGGATTCGACCAACCCAACGTGCCCTCGGCGTCCCCTCCGTCCTCATCGTCAGCATCATCAAACTCAAGGTCATAGAGGCACTTACTGCCGACATACAGCGGCGCGCTTCCGATAGACGGTTCCAAGTCACCGTTCTCCTCGAGATCTGGATCTCCATCGAGGAGATCCAGAAGCGCGATCAGCTCCTCTATGTGGGCCTCAACAATTTCGCGGCGCAGCTCCTGGATCATCGGGCTCATACCCCGGCCCTCCCTGCGAATTCCGCGACTGAGTTCACAAAGCGGGCGATCTGACCGAGAGGGCTGTCGGAGCCGGTGAGTGTGACGAGCCCACTCGCGGTGATGGCGAGAGCATCGGCTTTCATCTTGAAGCCGGCGATAGTGGCAGCTTGGCAGCGGGATACCTCATCTGCAGCTTCATAGACTTGAGCGTCAGCGTCCTTTACACGCTGTTGCGCAGCGTAAGCCCCGGAGATCCTGCGGATCCACGCGGTCTCGGCCTCGTACCGCTCGGCTAGTTGGATGCGAAGCTCGCACTCCTTGATTGCCTTTAGGCGAAACGCCCGGTTTTCTTCCAGTGATTTTGCGGTTCTTCCAGTTGGCGTACGCTGTAGCCACGTCTGGAGACGTTCACGCTCATCCTGCGAAGTCCGGAGTGTGAAGCATGTCTTCCGAAATTCCCGGCGGAATTTGGCCGCGAATCTTTTGGTGAGCTCGCTCGTATCCCTGACGAGATAGCGGCCGATAATGTCGCGCTCGGCGGCCATCGCATATCGACCATCCTGCGCGTTCGCTCCAAGAAGTAGCTCCTCGGGCGCCAACGGCCATTGATGCCGCCACTCGTCCGCCAGCCACTCGAGGGCATCTTGTGCCGATTTCAGTTCAGTGCAGGCAGCATTAAATTTTTGGTACGCAGTCACCAGATCGGGGTTCTCTGCTTGAATGGCGAGAGCTTGCGTCTGGACAGGATCGGCACCTTGCGCGTCGGGCGCAACGGCGATTGCCGCAGTCGTCGAAGCGGCGGCAAGGCCGAAAAGAACGGCGCGGCGGGTGGCATTGGGCAAGCCTTCGGCGGCTGCCAGAATCGTTGCGTTCGGCATTGGGGAATTCCTGTAGTTGGTTGCGACACACGTTTGCTTGTGTGAATTAACCATCTTACGGATTTGATTTGCTGTCAACAGCTAATTGTGTATTTTAACCAACAAGCGATTTTCAGGAGACGGATTTGCCAATAACCGGAAACCAGATCAGGGCTGCTCGGGCTCTTGTTGGAATGGATCAGCAGGCTCTTGCAGACAAGGCCTCTATCGGGATCAACACCGTTAGGAATATGGAAGGCGCAGGCGCAGACAGGATACGCGTTCGTACTGATACCCTTGACGCTGTGATCGACGCGCTCAAGGCTGCCGGAGTTGTAATCGTCGATGAAGGGACAAATGACGGTGGTCCGGGTGTCCGCCTGATCAGAAAGGGAGGGTAATGGAGTCCTCTGTTAAAATGGGATGTCGTCGTCGAGGTCCCGGGAAAAATTGCCGCCGCTCTTTTCGGGAGTTGGCCGGGTTGGCTCAACTGGCCACTTTGGAGGCTGCAGCTTGGCAGCCTTCAGTGCTTCGACCATCGCGTTGCCGGCGGCATAGTAGTCCTGCCGCTTCATGTCGTCGTGAAGCTGAATGAACTCATCGATTCGCGGCCACAGTACATCAATGTAGTGATTGAGATATGTCTGCTTTTTTTCACTCGCGTAGAAAAAAGGCCAGTGGTTAAACACGAATGAGAGGCGCCGCTCCTCCTCAAAGGTGGGGATCAGCTCGGGTACCTTTGAGACTTCAAGAGCACGCACCCCTTCGCTTACATCCCAAAGATCCTGCCAAGTAATGTTGTGGTCGCCGTAGTCGTCCGGCCGACTGATTACGGTATTCGCTGCCGCTGCAAGAATGGCTCGTTCCACGACGGTCGTGATCGTCTGCCCTTTGAACCTCGCCATGTAATCCAGGATGAAGCGCGTTTTCGGATCCAGCCGAATTGTCAGCGCTTCAGACTTGGGGCTTTTGGATGCAGGTCTGCCCATCGAATCTCCCTATCGCGCGTACGCATAACTAATCTGTGAATATTTTGCAATCATCACATTAACATTTGCCCGATCTTGGTGGTTCTTGTACTATCGAAACCGTACAGAGACATCAGGAGTTTGAGCATGAATGCAGAACATTCCTCTCATGAATATTTGACAGGAAAGCAGGTCGCGACCCGGTACCAGATCACACCCGTATCGCTGTACCGATGGGAACGCGACGAACGACTCGGCTTCCCTCAGCCGATGATCGTCAATCGTCGCAAGCTTTTCAAAATCGATGAGTTGGTCGCATGGGAGCGCTCACGCGCTAAGGGGGCAGCATGACTGCTAGCACGACGAAGCGGCAGGGACACAAAGGTTGGCGCCCGGTCCCTGCCGCCTCGGTCAAAATCGCAAAACGATTTCCTCTCATCACCCACGGAAAGACCGCAGATGACAGAGACACCTAAAGCACGTACTCGAATTCGAGTCCAGATTATGGACAAGGGCAGCCCCGTTAGTTCACCGATTACCGTCGTGGGGCGAAACGCTTGGGCACTGCAAACATTGATAGATGCCGGTGATCGAGGCTTCAGCTCGATCGAAAGGCCGGCCCCACGTACCGCCCACTACATCCATCGCCTGCGGAGCTTCGGTTTCGCGATCGAAACTCGGCACGAGGCGCATGGGGGAAAGTATCCTGGCACACATGCGCGATATCGCTTGTGTTCAGAGCTGGTCGTTCTGGAAGGGCAGTCAGCGTGACAGAGCCTCGCCAGATCAATATGGAACCGGCGGTCACCGTCGCAGCTCAGTGGGTCGCGGATCACCCGCCGCGGCCCGACATCATCCCGCATCTTAAAGCTAGGTTCTCGTTGACCTCGTTGCAGGCTGCGGAGGCTTGCGCCATGGCCCAGAGGTTTCGTGTCCTGCGGAGGGCCTTCGGTTGAAGCCAAAGGATTTTCCAGACCGAGACAATTGGGCGATGATGCCCCCGAAGATCGACGGAAAGCCGAGCGATGAAGAACGCAAGGCATTCACGGCAGCGAGGCTAGAGCTTCAGGGCTGGATCCTGCGCGACTTTGACAAGACAATGACTCCCACGGTCAAGGCCGTGGGGATCTTTCTGCTGGAAAGCGTGAATAGCGAAACGCTCTTCTGCTACCCGTCGTATCGGACGATCTGTGAGACCATTTCCATTGGCAAAGAGAAAACGGTGCAGCGCGCGATAGCAGCACTGGTTGCGCGAGGCTGGCTCTACGCTTGGCGCACCAGTCGAACCGACACCTACAATTACCTCTTTCTCAAAAACGAGGAGAAGGTGGCGCAGATCGCGGACTACCTGGACGCCAAAAGGGACGCGCGAGAAGAGGATCGCAAGCGCCGCGACTGGACATTTATGACCACTCGCGAAAACGACTCCGGGCGTCAGATGTCCACTCGCGAGAGGACAAAGATGTCCACTAAATCCATGAATGGAACCCATGAAGTTTTCTTAGGTATAGAAGGCGGAGAGTTCTCTATAGGCGGTAACCGCTATGCCATTGCTTCCTTCGGCGTGGATGATCTCGACTCCCCCTATGATGTCCCGACAGACGCAGACGAGGCCGAAATGGTCCTCGATCAGATCTGCAATGGTCACTCGGTCCATCGCCTGTTGAGAGAGACCCTTAAGGATTTCCTTCTGCACGGAACGCTGACGCCAATTCGTGCGATGAAGATGCTCGACGAGGGGAGGGTGGCCGCATGACTGCTGAGATTTGCGTGTTCCCTCTTGCATGCCGGATTGGAAAAATTCGCTCCGTTGCGACAAACCTCATGGGATCGCGATCGGAAAAACAATCGATGGCCTACCGCCACCAGATCACAGCCGGCCTCATCGCGCAGATGGAAAAAGTGGGCGTCCCACCGATCGACCAGGCAGAGCGCATATTTGAGTTCTGGGCGGCAGTTCACACGGAAATTTCGAAACGGGTTGAGGGCGCGGCATGACTGAAATCCTCAAAATCACCCGAAATGATGACGGCCAGTATGAAATCATCGACCGACGCGGGAAGGCCGTCGCTGGTCCATATGACACGAATGCAGCGGCCTGGGCGGCGCTGGATCGCATCGATCACGAAACGTTGCCCGGCAAGCCTCGCAACAACAAGAAGGTTCTCTGGGGCAAGCCGGAGAAGCCCGCGAAGCGCAAAAGCAAAAAGGCGAACGAGAGACAGGCGGCCAGAGACGAGCACCGGATGAAGGTCAATGCCGCAAAGGCTCCCGGTTGGGTGCGATCGGTCGCGGCAGCTAAGTTCGATCCAGGAGGCGAGCGCAGTTATCGGAATCACCGTCTCGGCACGTTCGGAGCCGCCTCAGAGGTGAAGCGCATCGATCCGGCGGCGTACTTGGCAGAGAAGGCGGCCAGCGCCAGAAAGGAGCAAGGATGACCATCAGGGAAAGACAGGAACGAGAAGCGCACGATCGAGAGAACCCGTGGCGTCCGATTAGCTCGGCGCCGCGCGGTACCGGACTGATCTGCGACTTGCTCTTCGACGATATGGTCGGCCACTTCGCCGTAGAGGGTCTGCAGTTCTTCCTGGACGCCGATGGCGTTTGGTATCAGATTGATCCTCCCAGGCGCGTCTTCTCTCCAAGCCCGATTAACTGGCGTCCGTCTTATGTGCGGATGACTCCTGAACGTCGCAACCTGATCAAGAAGAGGGCAGGCGCATGAGGAACGACGATAGCATCTTTCCTTGGGTGAAACTTGATCGGTCAGGACAGGCCGTCCGGAGTGGCTATGTCATCCGCATCAAAGAGCACGGACAGTGGAAGACGTGGGGCAACACGGTTTTCCCGACAGAAGACAGCGCGAATGTGACCGCGGCGCGTTGCGTCAACCGGGACTGCGACATCGTACCTGCAAGAGAAATCGTTCACCGCATCGGCAAGTCAGGGCGAGATGTTCGCTTCGCAACAAAAATCATCGTGGATCAAACGAGGGTGTAGCAGCATGTGGAAGTATCGAAGCGCCGATGCGGTTCCCGAGGTTGAGTTTTACGACGCGAGGAGAGGCGAAAGCCGGCGATCTGTGCCGGTGGAAACATGGTATGCGGTCAAGGCTGCACCTGGTGCACAGCGCTGCCCGTCAATGAGGGATGGGCACGACCGGAAGGGAGAGAGCATCGTCGAACGGAACCTTCGCAATGAGGGCTTCGAAGCCTTTATGCCAAGCTACCGGATTGAGGTGCGTCATCATCGCCAAGGTCACTGGATCGAGCGCCGTTTCCCGATCTTTGTCGGATACCTCTTCGTCAACATCGGTCCCCACGATTATCGAGCGGTTGAATCGGTGGACGGCGTGAGCAAGATCCTGCGCTACTCCAAGCGATTTGCTGAAAAGCCAATGCCATTCGAGTTTGCTCAGGAGACGATCGACCGGCTACGCTACATCGAGTGGGAGCAGGAGCAGAACTTCCTTGTAGCGCGCGCTCGCCGGCAGCGGGAAGAAGAACTCAGTCGTGAGCAACCCGGACGCCGCGGGAAGTCGCCAAATCGTCGAATCCGAAGAGCTCAGTTCACGGAACTGGGGGGAGGCCTATCGTCCAGCTTGCAGACGCCTTCCTCACGAGTATTCATAACAGAAACGATGAAAGCGTTGGGAAATCTCGCTGGCGGGATTGAATAAACATAACCCTTAGGTTATCTTTTGCTCACTGATTTGTGGATGTGCAGTGCGCAGAGCGCCGGTCCACGCGGATAAGCAGCAATCCGCACGATAGAAGAAATGCGTCTGCCTGCTAAGCAGTGATCATCTGCGGCCGGAGCTAAGCGCGTTACTGATGCGCTCCTCGATCTCAGACGCACTTTCTCTTACTGCGAGCATAAAGCTGCCGCCGCTACCATTGGAAACGGTGGTCATTATCGAGGTATATCCGTCCATCTGGTAGAACGCTAGGACATGATCCGCATTGATAGTGATCTCCCGCTCCGTAGTCGCCCAGGTAGCAGTAAACATTGTCATCTGAATTACTCCTTTCGCTGCGGAGGCAGAATAGTTGGGGTGAGCGAGCCACCGCCCACCCCTTGTAGACGTCAGCTCGCGGTCAAAATCGCATGGATAATGACAGCGAGAAAAGCGGCGGACACTGCTAGGTTGATGGTGAGTTTTCTGTATCGGATCGTAAGGTTCATTTGGCCTCCTTCGGATTGCGAAGGGTTGTGAACCCTTCACAAGCATATAGGGAAAATGACCCCATAAAGCCACGCCAAGGAGAGGTGGCTGCGTCAATGGCAGTGATAGTCACCGGTCTTGTGGTTTGTATGGCATCCATTTCGATCCAGGCCCCCGCCATGGGCGAAGGCGCTGGCTGCAGACAAAGCGAATACGGTCGCTGCGAGAGCGATTCTGAAGACGTTCATTGGTTGATCCCCTCAACTGTATTTACAGCTTCTAGTAAACCACAGTGTGCGACCAGAAGTCGAGCCGATTTCAACCTCTGGCAATGATATCCACTGCACTGGTTAACTGTTTCTGGTTGAGTGATTTAACTACGGGCAATAGCCCTGCATCGTTCAGAGTTCCCGCATCAGTTTCGTTATATTATCTCGGTCGAATGGTATGTCGCGACCGTGAGCGCGGATGTGGAGAACTATCCCACCTGGGGGAGGGTCCAATGCCTTGAGGTAATCGATTGCATCGCGCATGGTCGGGAACGTCTTTTCCTCGGTGAAGAACTCGTTCCGAAGGTACGTGATCGTGGTCGCGCTCTCGCCGTATATGGCGAAGGTCTCTTTCGCGCTGAAATTCTCGCTCATCTCACCTACCTCCATTGGAGGGAACCTCAATTCGGCTGCGGTACAGGTGATCTGCTCAGGTTGATGGCCGCTCTCGTGTGCGATCGGCGCATTTCGGGCAGTTCAGCCTCCCGGCGTAAACATAGCCAGATACGCCACCGCCATGATTACCGCGATGACGAGGGCGGTCAGCACAAGTTTCGTCATACCTTTCGCGGCGTTGTGATCTATGTTGGTCATGCGGATACAACATCGATGAAGTATAGAAGTTCCGGCCGCTCAGAATGCTAAGCCGTTAGCAGCTTAACGACTTCTTCAATCGACTCTCTGACGGGATAATAACTCGGGCCGGCATCTTTACCCAAAACGCTGACATAGATGTGTGTGCTGCTGGTGAACGCCCTGACGGCGACCACATGCTCAGGGTTGATGTAGATTGTCGGGTTGTTAGTCCCCGCGTAGTGGAATGGCACCAGCCTCATCTCATCCTCCAAGGTTAGTTGTCCGCGCCTTGAACTAGAAAAGTCACCGTCGGTTGCAAGAGACCTGGCGCTGACTGCGCGCCCGCCTGCTTCTAACAAGGAAAACTCAAATGGACCCCTCGATTGCTCCGGCCTCGCGGGCCGCGGCGGTTACGCCGAATGACAGTGCCATTGTCGGTGCGCGTGCGCTCTATATCGGCACGGCCGGAGACGTTGCCATCGCACCTCGTCGCGACGTGGACCCCGTTGTCTTCAAGAATGTGCCGGCCGGGACGATCCTGCCCGTTCATGCCGCCATCGTGGCGCTCACCGGCACCACTGCATCCAACATCATCGCCCTCTTCTAAAGGGGCACACATAACGTCCAGCCGATCAGAAGGCAGGAGACAATGACAGGCAGACCGACGAAGTTCACGCATTCCCTCGCTGACGTCATCTGTGAACGCATCGCTGATGGCGAAAGCCTCCGATCGATCTGCAGGGACGACGCAATGCCGGCGAAGTCGACCGTGCTTGCATGGCTGGCTGATGACGAGAAGTCCGCATTCCGGACCAAGTACGCGCAGGCGCGAGAGATCCAGGCTGACGGCTTCGTCGACGAGATGGTCGAGATTGCCGACGACGGCAGCAACGACTGGATGGAAAAGCAGTTCGGTGAAGAAACCCGCTGGGTTGAAAACGGCGAGGCGCTTCGACGCTCGCAACTTCGAATCTCTACCCGCCAGTGGATCGCCGAAAAGCTGAAGCCGAAGAAGTACGGCGCCAAGGTTGAGCTCGAGCACGGCGTGACGAGTGGCGTGGCTGAGTTGCTGGAAGCGATTAATGGCAAGACCCGCGGACTTCCAAACGGCGGTTGACCAGTTCTCGGACTGGCGCTGGCGTCTGAACAACCTGTATTGGATCACGGATAAGGGCGGCCGCCGCGTCAAGTTCGAAATGAACTGGGCGCAGATGACGTTTTTCGAGCAGATGCACTATCTGAACGTCCTGCTCAAAGCGCGCCAGCTCGGGCTGACCACCTTCATCCAGATCTTCATGCTGGACGCCTGTGTGTTCAACAAGGATATCCGCGCCGGCACCATCGCTCACACGCTTGGCGATGCGCAAACCATCTTCCGCGACAAGGTGAAATACCCCTACGACAATCTTCCGGAGGGAATCCGGGACGCGGTGCCGATCCAGCGGGATAACCAGACTGAGCTGCTGCTCGCCAACAATTCGAGCATCCGCGTCGGGACGTCCTTGCGCTCCGGCACGCTGCAGTACCTCCATATCTCGGAATATGGAAAGCTCTGCGCGAAGTATCCGGAGAAGGCGAGGGAGGTTCGAACCGGCGCCCTCAACACCGTGCAGGCCGGACAACTGGTGTTCATCGAAAGCACCGCAGAGGGTCAGGAGGGCCACTTCTACTCGCTGTGCGAAGATGCTCAGGTCAAGCAGCGCCAGGCGTCAGCGCTGACACCGTTGGATTTCAAGTTCCATTTCTTTCCATGGTGGAAGGAGATCCAATATTCGATTGATCCGGCCCGTGTCATCATCACCGACGCTTTCGCCAAGTACTTCCGCAGTCTGGCAGAGCAGGGCATCGATCTCACGGACGGGCAGAAAGCCTGGTACGTCAAGAAGGCTGAAACGCAGCTCGGCGACATGAAGCGGGAATATCCGTCGTCGCCGGCGGAGGCGTTCGAAGCCAGCGTCGAGGGGGCTTACTATGCCGACCAGATGGCGGTTGCCGACGCTGAGGAGCGTATAGGCATCTTCCCGCATGTGGCCGGTTATCCGGTGCACACCATCTCCGACATCGGCATGGATGACACCAACAGCGTCTGGCTGTTCCAGGTGCTCCCGAGCCGAGTAAGGATGATCGGCTACTTCGAACACACCGGCACTGGCATGGACGGCATGCTCGACGAACTCGAGCGGCGCGCGGCCGACAATGGCTATGTCTACGGCGTTCACAACATGCCGCACGACATCCGCGTCAGGGAGTGGACGCGCGGCGGCATGACCCGCATCGAGATCATGCTGCAGGAAGTGAAGGCGAGGAACATGGGCACCGTCCGCAAGGTCGAGCGGGCTTATGTTCACGACCGCATCAGCGGCACGCGGCGCATCCTGGCGAAGGTGGAGTTTGATCAGGCCGGTTGCGATCAGGGCATCAAGTGCCTGCGCAATTACCGAAAAGAGTGGGACGAGGATCTGGGCGTCTTCCGCGACGAGCCGCTTCACAACTGGGCATCGCACGGCGCCGACGCCTTCGGTGGCTTGGCAATCATCTTCACCGGCCTGGCTGCGGAACCATTGAAGCCCGAACCAAAGCCGCTGCCGACATTCCAGACCATGACGTTCAACGACTTCGTCAACTCCACACCGACCTATAGCGAGCACGTTTGATGGAAGACGAAGCAGCGACATTGCCGGCCGGCGACCAGTACGACCTGGCTAAGGTCGGCGCCCACTGGCAGCAGGAGCTTGAGCGCGCCCAGCGCTATTTCAAATCTTGGGTGGATCGCTGCACGAAGATTGAGAAGATCTATCTCCAGCAGCAGGCGGATCAGACGAGCGCGGCCAAGCGCCGTTTCCCGATGCTGTGGGCGAACACCTCGGTTCTCCAGCCGGCCGTCTATGCACGCGTGCCTCAGCCCATCGTCGAGCGCCGGTTCAAGGACTCGCAGCCGGTGGCGCGCATGGCTTCCGAATTGGTCGAGCGCAACCTCGCGTTCACTGCCGATGACGCCGATCTGGATTCGGTCATGCGGGCGGTTCGCGATGACTTCCTGCTCTGCGCCCGCGGCACAGTGTGGCTGCGTTATGAGGCGGACTTCGAGCCGATCGACATGGGCGTCGAGCCGTCGGACAGTGCGGGCTCTGGATTCCAGAGTGGCGGCATGGGTGACAATGGTGGGCCGGCACTCGAACAGATCGCGGACGAGCGCGTCTGCATGGATTACGTGCACTGGTCGGATTTTCTGCACTCACCGGCTCGGCGATGGAAGGACGTGACGTGGGTGGCTCGCCGCGTGCCGATGACCGATGAGGAATTCGACAAGCGCTTTCCTCAGGGACGTGCAAGCCTGGCTGCCAATGGCGGCGGCTCCAACCACGGTACCAATTCGACCGAGCGCGCTCAGAACGAGGGCAAGACCAATGTCTGGGAAATCTGGTGCAAGACGGAAGATTACACTGTCTGGATCGCTGAAGGCTCGCCCGTGGCTCTTGAGGTATCCGAACCGCCGCTGACGCTGACACGCTTCTTCCCATGCCCTCGGCCGGCGTTCGGCACACTGTCGACGAGTTCGCTGATCCCGGTTCCCGATTATGTCTATTACCAGCAGCAATGCGATGAAATCGATCTGCTGACAAAGCGCATCAACAAGCTGACAGATCAGTTGCGGCTGAAAATCTTCTATCCGTCGGGTGACGGTTCTGTATCGCCCGCCATCGAAAAGGCGATGCGGCCTGAGAACGACACGGTAATGGTGCCGATCCCGGAATGGGCGGCGTTCACCGATAAGGGTGGATCGAAAGCCATCGTCACCTTGCCGATCGATGACGTTCAAAAGGTCATTGTCGCCTGCATAGAGGCGCGTAAACAGCTCATTGAGGACGTCTATCAGATCACCGGTATCAGCGACATCGTGCGCGGCGACACCCAGGCGTCGGAGACGGCGACCGCCCAGCGGATCAAAAGCCAGTGGGGTTCGATCCGAATCCGCGACCGCCAGGCTGAACTGGCACGTTTTGCCCGCGATATCGTCAACATCGCCGGCGAGATCATCTGCGATCAGTTCCAGCCGGAAACCCTGATGCTGGTCAGTGGCATTCAGCTTCCGACTGCCGCCCAAAAGCAGCAAGTCGAAATGCAGATGCAGCAACAGCAGATGATGGCGCAACAGGCAGCGGCCCGCGCGCAGCAGATGGGCCAGCCCGCACCGCCGCCGCAACCGCCTCAGTTGCCGCCTGAGATCCAGCAGATGATGCAGCAGCCGACGATTGACGAAGTGGTGCAGTTGCTTCGCAATGACAGCGTGCGCGGCTTCCGCATCGACATCGAAACGGATTCGACGATCGAGCCCGATGAAGATGCCGAAAAGCAGCGCCGTATGGAATTCGTCGAGATGGTCGGTGGCTTCATGCAGCAGGCTGGCGCTATTGCGCAGCAGACACCGATGCTCGTCCCCGTGATGGTCGAGACATTGCTGTTCGCCGCCCGTGGCTTCCGCGCCGGCCGCCAATTGGAAAACACGCTGGAACAGGTGGGTGCTCAGCTCTCGCAGGCAGCAACCGCGCCAAAGCCACCGCCGGAGCCCACGCCCGAGCAGATGATCAACCTGAAGACCGCACAGGTAAAGGCCGGCGCCGAAGAGCGAAAAGCCCAGCTTGGCGTCGCCCAGGCGGAAATCGAGCATCGCACGACGGTAGAGCAGGCGCGGGGCGACATGGCGCAACAGGCGCTGCAGCAGTTCCAAGCGCAGTCGCCGATTTACCGGTAAATTTCTAGGGGTCTTCACAATGAGAGAACGCTATTGCCGCGTCTGCTCAGGCTGGCACGAACTCGACAAGTGGCCGCACAACTGCATGCCGGCGCAGACCCTGGCGCGGTCGGATCTGCCGGCGCCGCATTTCGTCAGCGACAGCATCGAGATCCAGTCGATGCACGACGGCCGGCATTACACCTCGAAGGCCAAGCTGCGTTCCGCCTATCGGGCGGCGGGGGTGGTCGAGATCGGCAATGAGAAGCCGCAGCCGATCGAGAAGCCGAAGACGGATCGAATGGCGATCCGCAAAGAATTGCGGCGGGTTCACGCCGAATACAACGCCTGAACGGGCATCAATCCCCGAGATAGGAACAATCCGACATGGAAGACCTGATTAACGAGGCCGGGAACGGCAGCGAAGACCTCGGCGCGTCTAGCGACAAGCCTGTAAGCATCCGCGACAGCCTAAGGGCGGCCATGGACAGCGCAGAGTCCAGTCCGGCGCCAAGCGGCGCTGCCGATCGCCAGCGTGACGAGCATGGGCGTTTCGCGCCGAAGGAGACGGACAAAGCCGCTCCTGCGCAACAGCAGGCCGCTGCGCCAAAGGCTACGCAGACGCCAGCCGCGGCAAACGCTGCTCCAGCCACCCAGCAGACGCCGCAGGCTCAGCCCCAGGCATCAGAGCAGCAGCCAGCCGCGAATGCCCATCGCGTCCCGCCGGGATGGTCCGCAGAGGCAAAGGCCCAGTTCGCTACTCTGCCGCCAGAAGTGCAGGCCGCCGTCGCCAAGCGCGAGCAGGAAGTCGACAACGGTTTCCGCGTCCTGCAGGACTATAAGGGCCTTGAGGAATTCACACCGATTGTCCGCCAGGCCGGCACCACTCACGCGGACGTCATGCGCCGCGCGATCGAATGGGAGCGGTCCCTACAGCAGGACCCCGTCAACACCGTCCTTCACGTCGCCAACATGGCTGGCGTCAATCTTCGCGCCCTTGTTGCCGGTCAGCAGGATCAAGTTCTGCAGCGCCGGCCGCAACAGGCCCAGCAGCAGCCTTCGCCTCAGCCCGTCAACGTCGAGGCCACGGTTGAACAGGTACTTCGGAAGCGAGACACTGAAACTCAAGTCAATGCCTTCATTTCCGATCCAGCAAATGTGCACGCCGAAGCAGTTCTCGATGACATGGTCGCCCTTATCAGCGCGGGGCGCGCATCGTCGCTCAAGGATGCCTACGACGCGGCGTGCTGGATGCGTCCTGATATTCGTCAGCAGCTGATCAGCCAGGCTGCACCAGCGAACACAGTCCAGGACCAAACTTCTCAGAGGGCAGCAGCGGCAGATCAGGCCCGCCGCGCCTCGCGATCCATCTCCGGCTCTTCCGCCCCCGGTCCGACCCAGGGCGCCGGCGCCGGTCAACCCACATCCATCCGGGACTCGCTTCGCACTGCATTGCACGCTGCGCGCGGTCAGGTTTGATTAAAGGAAAATGATTCCATGCCGATCTCTCCCAACCTATCTGAAATCGTGACGACGACGCTGCGCAACCGCAGTGGGGTCGTTGCCGACGACGTGACGAAGAACAACGGTCTTCTCACCCGTCTCAACAGCCGCGGCCGCAAGAAACCCGTCTCCGGCGGCCGCACCATCGTTCAGGAACTCCAGTACCAGGAAAACAGCACCTTCAAGCGCTACTCCGGCTACGAAATCCTGAACGTCCAGCCCTCAGACGTCATCACCGCCGCCGAATACGATCTGAAGCAGGCCGCGGTTGCGGTTTCGATGTCCGGCCTCGAGCAGTTGCAGAACTCGGGCGAAGATGCGGTCCTCGATCTGCTCGAGCAGCGCATCGAGAACGCGGAGATCACCCTGAAGAACAACATCGCGCTCGATTGCTATTCGGATGGCACGGCGGACGGTGGCAAACAGATCGGCGGCCTGCAGCTGCTGATCTCGACCTCGCCGACCTCCGGCACCGTCGGCGGAATCAGCCGTGCGACCTGGGGCTTCTGGCGTAACCAGAAGTTTTCCGCGTCGGCGGACGGCGGCGCCGCGGCGTCAACCGCGAACATCCAGTCCTATATGAACCGGCTCTACATGAGCTGCGTTCGCGGGCCAGATGCTCCGGATCTGATCATCGGCGACAACAACTTCTTCCGCCTCTACTGGGAATCGCTGCAGGCGATCCAGCGCATTACCTCGGCCGACAAGGGCATGGCCGGCTTCCAGTCGCTGCAATACATGGGCGCCGACGTGGTATTCGACGGTGGCTTCGGCGGTGGCGCACCGACGAACCAGATGTTCTTCCTGAACACCAAATACCTGTTCTACCGCCCGCACCGCGACCGCGACATGGCCCCGATCGGCGACGAGCGCATGAACACCAATCAGGATGCCTTCGTGCAGCTGATGGGCTTCGCCGGCAACCTCACCATGAACAACGCCTTCCTGCAGGGCGTGCTGTTTGCCTGATCGTTCACGAAAGGATCAACTTCCATGACTATCGCAACCTCTCAGACCGATCGTCTTGGCGCGAATCCGTTCGTCGTCGAAGGCCCGATCGTTGCAGGCTCCGGTGTTCCGGGCCCGATCTTCTCCCTCGGGTCGACCGCTTGGGGCTCTAAGGAATCGGAATGGGTCTATTGCAAGCTCGTGCTTGCGTCGACCACCACGCTCCAGCCTGGTCAATGGTTCCAGTGGGACCGCGACTATACTGCAACGCTGCTGACCACGTCGGCCGCCGTCGTCGGTTATCGCTGCGGCGTCTTCGCCGGAGCCAACCAGGCGCCGACGCAATCCGGCGGTCCTGCCCAGTCCATCAGCCTTGCAGCCGGAACCTATTACATCTGGCTGCAGCGCAACGGGCAGGCTCCGGCTCTCGTGACCACGGCAACGGCGGCTCTTGTCGTTGCAGAAACCACCGCGACCGCCGGCCTTGCCAATGCTCCGGCATCCGCCACGGCGACCACCAAGGCGATCCAGGGTGTGAATTTCCAGGCTGCCAACCAGACCTTCACGGCAACGACCGTCAACGGTTCCGCCGTGCTCTCGTCTCTGGGAAGCGTCACCCCTGAAGGCGGTCCGTTCATCGGTGCCGCCATCTCCGGCACTGGCATTCCCGGTTCCACGACGATCAGCAGCATCACCTACAGCCCGTCCGGTGTCGTCCAGAGCATCACCATGTCCGCCAACGCCACGGCCAATGGCTCCGCCATTACGGTCACGGCAACGGGCGTGCTCGAGGCGACGCTGATGCGCCCGTACATCTCGAAGGTGAACTAACCTGCAATCCACGGCGGGGGCTTCGGCCCCCGTTTCTCTTCCCCGCCATCAACAGCGAGACAATCACCATGACCGACAGCAAGGGCGTCTACGCCTCCTTCAGCATCGAGCCCGTTGAACAGCCGTTTCTTACCGAACAGGAAGGACGGCCGATTTTCAAAGACACAGAATTCGTCACCATCTTCATCGCCGGAGACAAGCACACGGAAGTTCATCGCGTTGCGACAGAGCACGACAAAGAGCGGTTTTCGGACGCCTACAAGCGCTTCAAGGACGGCGCCGCGGCGCGCGAGCAGCTGATCGGCACGCCGCTTTCGCAGTGGGCGTATCTGAAGCCGAGCCAGATCAAGGAGCTGGAGGCGATCAATGTCTACAGCGTCGAACAGCTGGCCGCTCTTTCCGATACTGCCAAGCAGAAGATCGGTATGGGCGCGCACGAGCTCGTCGCGGCTGCCCAGGCGTTCCTAACGACCGCCAAGGACGCCAGCGCGGCGTCGGCTTTCGCTGCTGAGAACGAACGTCTCAAGGATGACGTCACGCGCTTGCAGCAGCAAATCGATGAAATGGGCAAGCGTTTCGAAGCCCTTTCGAAAGAACAGGGCGGCTCCGGCCGTCGCAGCGCTGCCTAACCCGGAGATCCGCGCATGTCTTTGCTCTCCATCATTCAGAACGTATGCGCGGAAATCGACCTCGATCAGCCGGCGGCTGTCATGTCGTCGGCCGATCCGCAGATAAGGCAGTTGCTGATCCTGTCCACCCGCGCCGCCCGCGATCTGCTGAAGGATCATGATTGGTCGGCGCTGACGACGATCCGCGATTTCACTGCAACCGGGGTTATTCCGGAGCCGGCCGAACCTCCAAGCGACTTCAAGCGCTTCGTCGCCAATTCGATGATCTGGAACGTCTCGCGTCTCTGGTCGCTCAACGGCCCGCTCGAGCCTGCGGCATGGGACCGGCTTACAATCCTGAATTCCAACCCGGTGCCGCAGGTCTGGCGCATGCTGGGAGGCAAGCTGGCCTTCTTCCCGAACGATATTGGGGAAACGCTGCGCTACGAATACGTCTCGAGCAATTGGATCGCGGTCGGCGGCGGCACGACCTATGCCGATAACTGGGCGAACGACACCGACACCGCGCGATTTCCTGAAGACCTCCTCGAGCTCTCCCTCATCTGGAGATGGAAGCGTGCCAAGGGCCTCGATTACGGCGAAGAACTCGAAAACTACGAGCGGGCCAAGGAGGCAGCCGTTGGCGCGGATCGCGCTGCGCAGCCGATGAGCATGTCGATGCCGTACCGCGGCGAAGTCCCTGAAAACTACTGGCCTGGCACGATTACGGTATGACGAGAAAACCAGTTCAATCGAACGGGCGCACCGGCCGCGTCTCGCCAAGCAAAGACTGGATCGCGCCCATTGGCGGCTGGCGAACCGATGTCGAAATGGCCGATATGCCGAAGGACGCGGCGTTCCAACTCGATAACTTCTTCCCGGAGGCGAACCGAGTCCGCGCTCGATACGGGCATAATGCCTTCGCAACCGGGCTTGGCGCTTCGGTGCTGACCGTCATCCCGTATGTCGGGGTGAGCAATCGTCTCTTCGCAGCCGCCGGCGACAAGATATTCGACATCACCGCCGGCGGCGCGGTCGGGGCTGCAGTCGTGAGCGGGCAGAGCAGCGCGCGCTGGTCGGTCCAGCAATATACGAACCCTGCGGGCCAAGAGTATCTGCGCCTCGTCAATGGTTTGGATCTGCCGCTGCTCTACAATGGCACGTCGTGGACCAACAACATACTGGTGGGCACCGCCACGCTCGCCACACAGAACGTTGCGGTGAAGGCGGTCCAGTATACTCTGAGCTTCTTCGGTACTGGGTCCGTCACGCTTTCCGGTGCATATGCCGGCGTCCTGAACGGAACGGGCGTGGGGAACCGCGTCACGCTGACATTCACGCCGACGGCCGGCACGCTGACACTGACCGTGGCCGGATCGGTGACGAATGCCCAATTGGAGACCGGCGCGACAGCCACGCCTTATGTCTCGTCGACGATGATCACCGGCATTTCGGATTCGTCGCTGCTGATCGCGGTGACGGCCTACCGTTCGCGGCTGTGGTTCATCGAGAAGAACTCGACGAACGTCTGGTATCTCGCCACGGATGCGGTGAGCGGAACGGCGACGGTTCTGCCTGTCGGCGGCAACATGAAATACGGCGGGACGCTGGTGGCGATCGGGGTCTGGACCATCCCTGTTTCCACGGGTCTCCAGCAATGCCTTGTCCTCATGTCGACCGAGGGCGAGGTGATTGTCTATCAGGGCTCCGATCCCTCGAGCGCATCTAACTGGAGCCTGCTTGGCACGTTCAAGCTCGGCCGGCCACTCGGGACAGAACGTTGCTTCCTGTCCGTCGGCGCTGATCTCGCCATCATGACGACGGATGGGATTGTTCCGATCACCAAGGCGGTGCAGCTCGATCGCGGCGCGACCAGCCTTGGAGCGATCACCGCCAAGATCGGCCCGACATGGCGCGAAACCGTGATGACGGGCGGCACCACCTCGCAAGAATGGCAGCTGGCAAGCTTCCCGGCGCGGCAGATGGCGATTGTCAACCTGCCGTCGTCCCTCGGGCCGTACCAGTACGTGATGAACACGGAAACCGGCGCCTGGTGCCGCTTTGTCGGGCTGTCTGCCTCCTGCTGGGCCAACTGGCAGGACCGACTATTCTTCGGCTCGAGCGACGGCACGGTTTATGAGGCCGAAGTCGGCGCCAACGACAACGGCGCGGCGATCGACGCTCTCATGGTCGGGGCATGGAACCGCTACGGTGAAGACCTGGCGACGAAGTTTTCCAAGCTCATCGGCGTGACTGGCCAGATCGGTGTCTCGACCCTGATGTATGCCGGCATGTCCTTCGACTATCAGGTGAAGACCCCGACAGCGCTTCTGTCATCGGTGGACAGCAATGCGGCGGCCAAGTGGGGAACCGCAATCTGGGGCGTGTCGATATTCCCGGGAACTTCGCTTGTCAGGAAGTTTGCGGCGGCAGGGGGTGTCGGCTCTGCATTGGCGCCAACGATCCGGGCGCTGATCTCCGGAGCAACCGGTTCGGTGTCCGAAGCTGCCGTCGTCGGCGGGTCGGTGCTCTATGAAAAAGGCGCTCCGATTTGATCGTCTCCGAGCCACGCGAGGATATCGCGGCCTGGGTCGGCGGCAAGATCGGGGTGGCCTTCCATCCACCCTTCACAGCCATCGCCCAGGTTCAGGGCGGCCGGATCATCGCCGGATATGTCTTCAACGTCTGGACCGAACACGACGTCGAAGTCTCGCTTGCCGCCGATCGGCTTTCGAAGACGCTGATGCGGGCGGCGTTCCGGTATGTCGTCGACCAGCTCGGCTGCCGGCGAGCAACATTCAGGACGCGTGCCGATAATGTTCCGGCCCAACGGGCGCTGGAAAGGCTCGGCGCGCGTCTCGAGGGCCGCCAGCGGGCTTATTTCGGTGACTGTGACGCGCTGCTCTATGGAATCATGAAAGAGGACTTCCCCTATGGTCTCCACACCTAAGGCGCCTAAGGCACCGGACCCGACGCAAACCGCGGCGGCGCAGACAGCGACGAACGTGGACACCGCGATTGCGAACGCTGGCCTCAGCCACACGAACCAGTACACCCCGGATGGTTCCCTGGAATACAAGGTCAGCGGCTACCAGACGATGACTGACCAGAACGGCAAGACCTATAAGCTGCCAACCTATTCCGCCTATCAGACCTATTCGCCGGAAAATCAGGCGATCTACGACCAGACCCAGCAGACGCAGCTTGGTCTATCGAAACTCGCGAACGACCAGACCCAGAAGGTATCAGGCATCCTGGGAACGAATGTCGATCTCAGCGCCGGCAATGTTGATAAATACGTCAACGACCATTGGCGCTCCGGTTTCGACAATCAGTGGGATCGTGAGCAGGCGAGCCTTGACCAGAGCCTGGCCGACAAAGGCATCGCCATGGGCTCGGCGGCCTATGACAACGCCATGCGCGACTTCACGACGCGTAAGCAGGCGGCGGCGGATCAATATCTCGGCGACATGTATTCGAACGCCCAGAATTCGATCCTGACCGAGCGCAACCAGCCCCTGAACGAAATTTCCGCCCTGATGTCGGGCTCGCAGGTCAACCAGCCCAATTATGTGAACACGCCGACGACGCAGTTGCCGACGGTCGACCAGGCTGGGCTGATCAATGAGAACTTCAATCAGAAAATGGGCATCTACAATCAGCAGGTAGCGGCAAGAAATTCGGCCATGGGCGGGCTCTTCGGCCTTGGCGGATCGCTGCTCGGCGGCTGGGCGATGGGGGGGCTGTGATGGGATATTTGTTCGGCGGCGATACGGGCCAGTCCCAGGCCGATGTCACAGACGCTCGCAAGCGTCTTGCTGCTGCCATGCTCCAGCAAGGCACCGACGCAAGCCCGGTGCAATCTGGGTGGGAAGGTGCCGCTCGCATGGCGCAGGCGCTCATGGGCGGTCTTGCCATGCGCAACCAGGCGAACCAGCAGAGGGCCGCCGATGCGCAGGTGATCGCTGCCATCACCGGGCAGCCATATACGCCTCCAGAGCAGCCTAAAGGTCTCTTTGGCGGATTGTTCGGCGGTGGCAACAATGCGGACAATTCCGGCGCCACCGGCTCCAGCATGCCGAAGGTGGATTCGTCGGGCAATGTCGCAGTGACCTCCACCGTGACGCCTGGCGGTCTCCCTGAAGTTTCGGACTATATCCGGCAGGCGGCGATTTCCCGCGGGATTGATCCGAATATCGCGCTTCGCGTGGCTGGTCATGAGGGGCTGAATGTCTTCGATCCTTCGAAGCCTGATAACGGCGGCGATGAAGGCTCTTCTTTCGGTCCTTTCCAGCTTCACTATGCGGGCATGTCGAAATCGATGCCGAACTCCGGCCTTGGAAACGAGTTCACGAACGCCACTGGCCTCCATGCGCGCGACCCGTCGACATGGAAGCAGCAGGTTGACTTTGCTCTCGACTGGGCGCGGAAGCACGGCTGGGGCCCATGGATGGGCGCGAAGGCCGAAGGCATCACCGGCAAGATGGGCATTGGCGAGTTGCCGCCTCAGCAGGCCGCGCAAGCTGCTGCCATGCCGCCGACAGCGCCAATCCAGCCACCGCCGGTCAATCCTCCCGCGCCACCGCCGACGCCTGGTTATGTCGATCCTCGCGTGGTAGCGGTCGATCGCCCCGCAGCACCTCCCATGCCGCCGGCATCCGCGCCGGGCGAAGTAGCAAGCCTTGACCCGTCGATCGGCATTCCCATGCCAGGCGCAGCGGGACAGATGCGCGCGTCCGATCCCGCACAGGTCATGCCACCACAGGCAGGCTCACAGGCTGCGTTGCCGCCTTTGCCGGCCACCAACGTTGGTCCGACGCCGAACGTCGCCAGCGTGGGTCCTGTGGACCGATCTGGCGTAGGGATGGGCGGCGATGTTCCGGGGGCTGGAGCCTTCCCGCCAGCGCCGACCGGCGGCGGTCAACCCGCATCTCCTCAGCAGATCGCCCAGGCTCAATCGGGTCCGGCACGTCTCGCCAACGCATTGGACAATGTATCCCCGGCGCCGGCCGCAAACCCAATGGCAAACCCGCGCGTTCAAGCGCTCGTGCAGGCCATGACGAATCCAAATGCATCGCCGCAGGTTAGAGCGCTTGCCGCTCAATCTCTGCAGACGATCATGAAGCCACCGGAATACGGATTTGAGACGCTTCCGGATGGCACAATCTTGCGCAGCGATCCGCGGACGGGGACGGTGACGCCTGTTTACAGATCCCAGATTTCGCCGGCGGACCAGGCGCGCATTGACCTCGATCGTCAGAAGTTCGATTTCGAGCGCAACAAGCCGACCGAGGTCAACGGTCGCTTGGTCGGCCCGGATGGCAAGGTGATCGCTGATTTCAGTGGTGGTCAGTGGGAGCGCCTGAGTGACGGGACGCTCTATAACAAGAGCACGGGCGATTTCCGCCAAGCTCCTGAGGGAGCCAGCGGAGAAAAATATTACGGGACGACAGTGCCCTATTATGACAGGGACGGGAACCTGCGGTATCGCCAGCTGAGTGACAGGGGCGGCGGCAAGGACTTGGATCTGGGGCCGGGAGCAACGGCTGCGCCGACGACGCGCACTGTCGACACTGGAACAGAACTGATCACCATTGGACCGGGTGGTCAGGAAGTGAAGCGGACCCCAAAAGAGAACTACGAGGCAGCGAAAGAAACCGCGCAGGGTAGCACCGAAGGCAAGGCTGCTGGAGATGCAGTGGCATCGCTGCCTGCCGACGTCATGCAGGCAGAGCAGACGATCAAAAACATTGATCAGCTGCTTTCCAGCAAAGGCCTCGACTCGATTGTCGGTCCGGCTGACCAGTTCCGACCTTCTTGGCTGCTCGGGGGCGAAGGGCGCGATGCTCTGACACGCCTGAAGCAGCTCCAGGGCGGTGCCTTCCTTCAAGCATACGGGCTGCTCAAGGGCGGTGGTCAGATCACCGAAGTCGAAGGCGGCAAGGCGCAGGACGCCATGGCCCGCATGGATCGCTCGCTTGATGAGCCACATTTCCGCGCGGCTCTGAAGGACTTTCGCGACGCTGTCGAGCAGGGCGTTGCGAAAATGAGGGAGCGGGCGAAATCAGCCTCGCCGTCACCGTCTGCAGCGGCGCCCGGCGACCCGGCGGTTGTCCCGTCAGATATTCCGGGCGTCACCATTCGAAGGAAACAATAATGCCGACATATACTGTCGAGGTGAACGGCGAGAGCTTCGATATCGATGCTCCCAATGATGAGGCTGTGCGCGCTGCCGTGCGGCAGCTTCAAGAAAAAAAGCCCGCTGCATCAGCTCCGGCGCAACCGAAGACCGCCGAGCCCCAGCCAGAAAAATCGATGTTCGACCAGGTGACCGGCAACCTCAACTCGTTCGGCCAAGGTATCGTCGACATGGTCGGCTTGGGATACGCCGATGAGATCGGTGCAGGCCTTGATTACGCCGGCTCCCACATTCTGCCGTGGCGCGACGCAAAGTCGTATGATCAAGCCTTGGCGGATACGCGCGCCGAACAGGAGCGAGCTTACGATGACCATCCGGTGTCGAACATCGCTGGCAAGGCGACAGGCGCGCTATGGGGTGCCACCCGACTTGCCAGGGCTGGGCTTTCTCCAACTGCCAACGCCATCAAGGCCGAGGCTGGCCTGGGCCGGGTAACTGCCGCATCAGCAAAGGAGGGGGCAGTTCTTGGAGCTCTTGCAGGGTTCGGCAATGGTGAAGACGGTTTTGTAAACAGGCTCGCCAACGCTGGCGTTGGTCTTGGGGTTGGCGCGGGGATAGGCGCCATTGCACCGGCAGCAGTTGCCGGCATTACCCAGACCGTAAAGTCTGCTGCCGCTCCTTTGATTGCACCCTTCGCACCTGGTGGATATGTGCGCGATGCGCTCGCCACGGCACTGCGCCGGGCCGGCCAGACGCCCGAACAAATCGCCAACTATATGCGCACTGCCGCTGCCGACGGCCAGGACATGTTCAACGTTGCAGACGCCTTGGGCTACACCGGCGAACGTCTGATGTCGACAGTCACGCGTGTACCTCATGACAATCGCCAAGCGCTTGCAGACGCATTGCTGACACGGCAGGCGGGGCAGGGCGATCGACTTTCGAACTATGTCGCTGATGCCTTCGGCGCCACGGATACGGCCGCACAGCGGGCAGCGGCGCTCACTGGTGCACGTGATACCGCAGCCAACGCGAATTACACCGCGGCGCGCGAGGCGGCCGGCGTGGTCAACGTGACGCCGATTTTGGAAACCATTGACAGAACGCTTTCCCCCGGCGTCAACCGGATCGCGAGCCCGCGCGATAACATCGGCTATGACACTATCGAAGGGGCACTTGCCCGCGTGCGGGGTATGATGAGCGATGGAAACTCGCAAATCACCGATTTCAACAGCTTGTTCCGCGTGAAGCTCGATTTGGACGACATGATTGCAAGGGCTGAAGCACAAGGCGCCGGCAATCGCGCGTTCGCGCTCGGCCAAGTCAAGCGACAGGTCGACTCTGCCCTTGCAAACGCCTCGTCGGAGTTTCGCAGCGCGAATGACACCTTCGCTCGGGAAAGTGGCGTAATAGATGCTGTTGACGCAGGGCGCGCCGCCACAAGCGGACGCGCGCGAGCTGATGACAATATCGCGGCATTTGCTGCGATGTCACCGGAACAGCAGGCGGCTTTCCGCGCGGGCTATGCAGATCCGATCATCACGCGGCTGGAAAGTGCGTCGGCATCTCCCACGACGAACAAGGCGAGGATTTTGGAAACGCCGAAATTCCAAGCGGAGTTTCGGGCCTTCGCAGAGCCTGATGCCTCTGGTCAACTTGCAGACCGGATCGGCCGCGAACAGACGATGTTTCGTACAGCAAACGCTGCGCTGGGGAATTCCAAGACGGCCGACAATCTCGCAGATGCCGCGGACCTAAACCAATTCGACCCGTCGGTGTTGGCGCGTCTGGTGCGCGGCGACAGGATCGGCGCCATCACGACAGGTCTTTCCAAGGCTATCGGAACCGTCACCGGACGGCCGCCAGCGGTTGTGGAGCGGCTATCTCGAGTGCTTATGGAAACGAACCCGGATGTTGCGCTGGATTTGTTGCGGGCAGGGACCGAGCAGCTATCGCGGAATGACCAGCTCAGGGCGCGCCTCGTGTCGGCGTTGGTGGAATCAGGAGCGGCCGGAGTTCCGAGACTTACCGCGCCATGAATCGGGTATCTTGTTGCCGGTGATCTCGATCGCCCATGCAACAATGCATCCGCCTATCCCCGCGCCCAGCGAAAGCGATACCCAGTCAACCGATCTCGTGAAGAGGTTGATGAGAAAACCCACGAACAGGATAGCGAACAGCGACTTCCACGGACCAGGTCCGCGATCAAGCTTCGGTTCGTTCGGGTCGTGATCAATCTGCATCCGCAACCAGTACTACACCATCGATGGCCTCGCAATTCGCGGGGCCGTTTCTTTTCGGAGAAGGTGAATGCCCAGAAACCCATCAACCGGCGTCTATTCCAAGCCCGCCGGAACGACACCGTCTGTCGGCCAGGTCATCGACCCGGCACCCTGGAACGCGCTAACGACCGATCTCGGCAACGAAATCACCAACTCGCTGCCGCGCGACGGTTCCGCGCCTATGGGCTCTCCGCTCAAATTGGCGAGCGGCACAGTTTCTGCCCCTGGCCTCGGGTTCTCCTCGACGCCGCAGACTGGCCTCTACCTCAAGGGTGGCGGCCTACTCGGGTTCACTCAGAACGGCGTCGACATCGTTTTCAATAAGGCATCGGTCTATGCGGCGAAGTCGGGCGATTACACCGCGCTCGCAACCGACGACAATGCGGTTCACCGCTTCACGGCCAACGCCACTCTGACGCTCACAGCCGCTGCAACGCTTGGGGCAAACTGGCAGTACACCGTTATCGCCGACGGCGGGACCGTGACGATCGACCCGAACGGCGCCGAGACGATCGATGGCGCGGCCACGCTCACCGTTCCGAACGGGTATTCCGCTCACCTCATCTGCAGCGGGTCCGCCTTCTTTACGGACAAGGTTCTGGCGAGGCTCCAGGCGAAGGCGGAAAGTACCGCAGTTGGAAGCTTTATCGAGGGGATGCTGCTTTCCAACAACGTCGCCAATCCGACAACGCATGTGGATTTGGCCGCCGGCTCTGCCAGGTCGGGGTCGTCGTTCGTCTCCAGCGCCAGCACGATGACGAAGCGGCTGAACGGGACCTGGGCGGTCGGAACCGGCAATGGCGGTCTCGATACCGGCTCTGTGGCCGCGAGTGCCACCTATTTCGCCTATGCCATCCGCAAGGATTCCGATCTGAGCTTCGATGTGGTTCTCTCCACCTCGGCGACGATCGGCGGCGTCACTACGACGCTGCTCACCGGCTACACCATCGTCAAATGCATCGGTGTGGTGCTGACGGATGCAAGCTCGCTTATCCGCCAGTTCGTGATGTATCCGCGTGACGAATATACCTTCGTGACGCCGGTAAGGGATGCTTTCAACGCCGCTATCAATACGACTTCAGCACTGATGGCGATCACCGTACCGAATGGAGTGAAGGTCAGGGCAAACTTGCGGTTTATGTATTTATCTTCCGCAACGACCGCTTCAGCTCTGTTCTCCGACCCGGCACAAGGGGTTCTTGTGGCCGGTGGCAACAATGAGGGCGGCAACGTTGGAACTATCCAAGTCGCGAGCAGCTTCGCAGTCGGAAGCGACGAAATCTGGACCAATACGAGCATGCAGATACGCCGAGTGGCCGGCGCTTCTGGCAACATGTGGGTTTGGACGGACGGTTTTATTTTCCCATGCGGGAGAAACGCATAATGCCCTACGTTTCACGATCGGCCGGAGGCGCTATCGATGGCCTTTACGAGCAATTGCAGGGAGGGGTAGCGGAAGAATTTCTTCCCGATGATGATCCTGAGTTGGGCACATTCCGCGATACGTCGCCTGAGGTGTTTTCGGTTTCCGCCCGTCAATTCCGGCTCATGCTTCGCCGCACAGGCCTGCTCGACCAGGTCAAGGCATGGGTGGCCCAGCAGGACGGGGAGACGCAAGACGCTTTCGAATACAGTGGCACCTTCGTCAAGAACAGTCCGATGATGACCGCCGGATTTAAGGCCATGGGTTTCACGGCACAGCAGATCGACGAGTTCTTCACCGCGGCGTCGCAACTGTGATCCTCCGCTACATCCTTTACCTCCCGATCAACCTCCTCCTCGTCGGGCTGGCCTATCTGCTGTCGCCCTTCCTGGCTGCATGGTCGATGAAGCATGGCCCTGTTCTCCCGGGCCGCTGGCGCTGGTTCTCAACGCTGAACGCCGATCTGGACGGCTACATCCCGCAGCGTGTCGCCGGGTTTGATCCATCCGCCGAGGGCTTCAAACTCTGGTGGCAGCGTACCCGCTGGACATGGAGGAATCCATGCAACGGCTGGCAATCGGAATTGCTGGGCGTTGCTGACATCGCCTCGGCATTCACCATAAAGCGCGATATCCCGCTGGCGTTCGGCTTCGAAATCAAGTGCTGGATCGGCTGGAACACGATCAAGCGCGGCGGCAATTACTACCCCTTCATGTTTCAACTGAAGCCTCAACGAGGCTGACCTCTTCCACAATCTGGAGACATCCATGCTCGTCCGTAACTGGCGGCGCGTTCTCGCGCGCTCCCTGTCGCTTTGGTGCGTCTACTTCGCGGGGGCCTTCGAACTCGCCCCGTACATCGTCCCGTATCTTGATGGCTACATCCCACCGTGGCTGTCGATCGTGATCCTCCTCCTCTCCATCCCGGCCCGGGTAATCGACCAGAGGCTTTCCAATGGCAAATAGAATGAAGAAGGGCAGCGCGGTTGCCGCGGCTGCTGTGGCGCTCGTCGGCGGCTTCGAAGGACTTCGGCAGCACGCCTATCCCGATCCGGCCACGCAGGGCCAGCCGTGGACGATCTGCTACGGCAGCACGAACGGCGTGAAGCCGGGGGACTACAAGACGGTCGCTCAGTGCAAGGCGCTTCTCTCGCTTGAACTGCAAAAATACGCCGATGGCATCGAGAAGTGCGTCACGGTCCCGCTTCCGGATTCTCGCTTCGTCGCCCTGACTTCATTCGCCTACAACGTCGGCGTCAAGGCGGCCTGCAAGTCCAGCGCGGTCACGCTGATCAACCAGGGCAAGACCGCTGAAGGCTGCGAAGCCTTGTTGAAATGGAACCGCGCGGCTGGGATCGTCTTCCCCGGCCTGACCCGTCGCCGGCAGAAGGAACGCCAGTTCTGCCTTGAGGGCATTTGATGTTCGGCCTCCTCGACGCTCTGAAGCTTGCCGCCGGAATGCTTGCCGGGTTGGCGCTCTATCACCTCTACGCCGTGTCGATCGGCTACCCCTCCGCCGCCAGGGAAGCGCGCGCCGGCTATGTCCTCGTAGCCGAGAAGACCGCCGCCGACGCCCGCGCCGCCGAAATGGAGCGCCAGCGCGATGCGGCGGCCCGCGCCGGCGAAGAGCATCGCAAACGCCTGCAGGCGGCCAGGGCCGCCGAGCAGACCGCCAGGGACGCATTGGAAAACGAGATCCGATCCTATGAACTCGAGCTTTCGCAAAAGAACCGCGCTTGCGCTGTCACTGCTGCTGATCGTCAGTGGCTGCTCCGCCACTGAGCGCCTGAACCAGGCGGCGGTTGCCAAGGGGAGGGCGGCGGCCGGCCTCGTGCTGCCGCCGCTGCCCGACGATTTGAGAAGGCAGGAAGCGCATGCGCCTGTCCTTGAGGGCGAGCCGCTGATTGCGATCCTCGCCCGCGAGCGCCAGGCCCTCGACCGCGCCAATGCCCGCCAGGGGCGCACGGTTCGCTTCTACGACGACCTCACTTCGAAATACGGATCTCATCCATGATAATCGGACTTCCCCTGGCCCTGACCAATACTGCCTTCGGCGTTGATGAGAGCCATCCCGAATGGGTGCCCGACCCGACGAGATATATGCCCTTTTCCATGGGATGGCGCTGGCCGGCGGCCTTCTCGATCGTGGCCGGAGCGGGTCTCGGCGCCGTTGGCGGTATCCTCGCCTTCGCGACCGGAGCATGGGACGTGACGTCGCCGCGGTTCCACTTCTCGGGCTGGGCATGCACCGAGGGCAGCAACTCCCCGCAGGAAACTGTCTATCCGACCGCGGCATTCGATGTCGGCTGTGATATCTCCACCGATCGCACCAACTGGGTTCCGTTCGACTTTAGCGGCTCGGCGAGCTTCAATATGCCTGCACAGAGTCAAGGCACCTGGGCAACCGCGAACATCACCCTTCCTAAGAATTCAATTTTCTATTTGCGCCCCAAGCTGCTGATCGCCGAAGGGCAATCTTACATCGGCAACTACCGCATCCAGAAGCACCGGAACGAGAAAATGTGGGGTGCGGCGGATTGGACGGCGCTGCAGGCGCTGATGGATGCGGATGCGGCGAACACCGTGGCGCTCGACCAGTTCTACAATACAGTGGGTAACGCCAGTAATTCACAGCTGCTGCTTTATGGCCCCGACTTGATGGTCGGGCTTGGATGGGACGGTAGCCCCGTGCCGCTCGTTCTTTCGGACAGCCTTGTGGAGCGGCAGGAAATTGCCGCGTCCGCGGATGCTCGCAGGAACCTGGGTCTATGGCGCCGGTGGCTGGATGAGCCGGACCCAAAGCAGGGCCGACTCGTTGGTCTGTTCATGGGCGTTCCCGGCACCAAGGCTCAGAACGAACTAACGGGCTCCGGCTCGACAATCGCGACGCGGCGCTGGGCCATCATTGATGAGGTGAAGACGCTCAATGGTGGGAAGAACTGCTGGACCGGGATCGCCACCGCGGAAAGCGGCACGAACGACAACAACACCACGCTCTCGACCTGGCAGAACGCGATTTACAATCTGACTTCGACGCGCTTTCTCGGCCGGTATCCAGGCACGAAAATGCTCGCTGTTCCGATGCCCGGCCGCACCAATGTCGGCACGAGTCTCAACTTTCAGACGGTCGCAGGCCAGACAATCGGGACACCGTGGAGCACGAACCTCGACACCATCAATGCTGCTCTGCGTACCGGTGGCGGCGGCCGCTACGCCGACTATATCGACGCTTATGCCTTTACCATGGACCCCGCCAACCACGGGAAATTCAAAGGCGCCGAAAGCTTCCTCATCGGAAACGTCTCCGGCGCGACGACAAGCTCGACGACGGCAAAGGCAACCCAGCCGGTCCTTGCCGGCGCCAGGGTCAATTTTGAGACGGTGCCAGGCACCACCTACACCACTCAGATCGTCCTAACGTGCACGCCCGACGGTAGTGGCCTCTACGACCTCGTTTTGCAAGGAAACATGACGTTGCCCGACGGCGCTGCAATCTTCGGCCGGGCGACGGAAGACGGAACTCATTTGGCGCTCTACGGCATCATGGATGCTCTCGCGCGCTGGCCGCAATCTCAGAAATCAAAACTTTACCCGGTGGTTTAGAGGCAGCATGACATCCAATGACGACATACTCCGAGCCCTCGGGCGTGTGGAAGGCAGATTGACGGGGATCGAGGAGAACGTTTCCCTCCTCCGAGAGGAGATGAGCGATGAAAAGGCCAATGCCCATGAGAGCCGATCGGTCATTCACCGTCGGCTCGATGAGCAAGGAACGCAGATAAACCTGCTCGACAAGGCCGTGGTGATAAATACCGGAGTAGATGCCCAAGTTCGCGACGAACTGAAAAGCATCAAGGAGACGGTTCAGAAGAACCACGAAACCATCCAGCCAACGCTGGAGGAGTGGAAGCGCCTCAAGACGCTCGGCTATGGGATATCAGGGCTGATCGCCTTCGCCGGCCTCACGATCGGCGGGATGGTCGCCTATGCCAGTGACGGCGCGGCGGCTTGGATCAAGCACTGGCTCAAGATAAACTGACCAGGCGGTAAGCCCGGGCAAGGTTGCGTGAATTGTGGCTGGCTCTAGCTGTAGTCGCGTCCGTCATGCTATATTCGCTCCGGTCTGCTTTGTTTGATTCGTGTCAGACTAGCAAAGACCGGCCACCCATTTCCATTTTATATTCAACGCGTTACGGAGAAAAAGTATGGCTCTTCCGGCCACCCATTCTCAACTCAGGCTAGATCTCGGCGTTGAAGTCGAAGGCGACGTCGACGGCATCGAAATGGGCGTCCTGGAAAACGGGATGGCTTATCTGACCCAACGAGGCCTATCGACCATCTGCGGTGCGGCACGCTCGACCATTCAGGAGATCACCAAGGAGTGGGAAGATAACTACGGAAGTGGACTAGAGCCGCGCGGCCGGGCGCAGTTCTTTTCCAATTACCTTAGAGAAGCCGGCTATGATTCCTATACTCTCTACATGGAAGTGGAGCGCAACGGTTCACCGCACTATGCCTACTCTGAAATTGTCTGTATGGCATTCATCGAGTTCTTCGCCTTCGAGGCCCAGCGCACAAACAATACGGCGATGGCAAATTTCCGCAGGCTGGCTCGATACGGACTGAACAAGTTTATTTACGATGCACTCGGTTATCGCCCGACTGATAAGTGGATATATTTCAATGACCGCGTGTCCCTGCTCCACGATGCGTCACCGCCCGGTCATTTTATCCTCTTCAAGGAGACGACGGGTATGATCGTCGACTTGATCCGAGGTGGGTTGCCAGTCAGCGATAAAACCATCCCAGACATCAGTGTCGGCTCACATTGGGGGCGATATTGGACTGACAGCGGTCTAGAACGGCGGTTTGGTGAGCGCATCAAATTTGAGCACAATTACCCAAACTACTATCCACAGTCGATGAGCAATCCACAAACGCCGTGGGCATATCCGGACGAGGCATTGCCCGAGTTTCGGCGATGGTTCCGTGAGGTCTACCTCCCAACGAAGTATCCATCGTATATTCTGAAGAAGGCAAATGTGCTTTCAGGTGGGAAGTCTCAGGCGGAGGCTCTTGCGAGTCTATACACTCCCAAGCAGATTGGTGGCTAGATCGGCGCCCCTCCGCCGAATGTTGGTGGATGGATGGTAGGGCGCGGCAAGAGCCTTGCCGCAGATCAGTCGATCAATCGCACCAATCGTTCCGCTGTTTCGGCCTCCATGTCCTGGCGAAGCCTTCCCGTAGCAGCTTCTTGCCGATTTCTTCACCATTCGTTCGGTAGATGTTGACGAGCGGACGGTGTGTTTGTGTCTTGTCCACCGAGCCGCTGAACATCACCCGCAAGCCTTTTTCAGCTAGTAATTCTTTCAGCCTGCCCTTGGCGATCAGCGCCAGCTTCCGTTCCTTCAAGCACTTCGCGTGCGATCCGATCTCCGGCGTGTCGATGCCTGAGACGAACGGAACACCTTCCCCCAGCAGCCGCATATTCTGCCCGTCGCACTTAACCGTGTCGCCGTCGACGGCCGTCAGCGAGGCGCATAGTATCAATCCCGCAATCATTGAACGGTCCCCTCCGCAGCCTCGAGCGCCCGTCTCGGCGCTTGTTCTTGTGCGAATGATTTATGCTGGAAATGCTCGAAGCACCACCATTGTCCCCACTGCGGGCGAAAGGCTCCGTTTCACATTTCACGGTCTTGGTCAGGGCCAGTATGCAGCGTCCTGATCAGCGCATTCCTCGGGGCTCAATTCATTCCCCAACTCGCGCCAATAGATTGGAGCGATTCTGTCGCAGTAGGTTTTTGGATCCAGCCCAAAGGGTCTGCGGCCCGTGCGGCAATGGAACGTTACGCGTTGAAAGAACCGTTCGCAGAATTCCTCTTTGGTCATACAAATAAACTGCACGGGGCTGAAAATCGTTCAACTGAAGGTGCGGCAGTATAGCGCTTGTGACATTGGCCGCTTTTCAACGCTTCATCGCTGCTGGTGCGGGGAGGAGATTGCCCTGTTTGTCCCGAAGCCCGAGCTCGCACTCATCTGAGATCCTGCACAGGTGCTCCTCGTGCTGGGCCTGCAACTGGCAGAAGTATTCTAACAGATGCTGAGCGTCTTCGGTTGGTAACCCCATCAGGCGCAACCGCTCAATCAAAGCGATCTGGTCAGCGATGTGCTTCTCGCCCTCCAGTACGTGCCTGACAACCATCTCGGCCGGCGTCTCATTGCTACCCAATACGGTTACTATACGCCGCGATGAATGGCTTGGCGACGGCGGATTCTTGATGTGATCGCGCCAAAGATGCTCGGACAACAAGCAAGGAACTGACGGGCGATCTGAGAAGTTAGAGCGGGCGCAAAACTTTGAGTCGTTCCATAGGAAAACAACGATGTGACGGGAAATGGCAGAACGCATCCGCTCCGTGCTGGTCGTCGAGGACGAATTTTTTATTGCGCACCAACTCCAAGACGCACTCGAGGCAGGAGGATTTCTGGTGCTTGGGCCAGCGGCAACAGTTACGGAGGCGATAGATTTGATCAACAGTGAACGGCCCGATGCAGCGGTATTAGATTTCAATCTTGGCCGCGAGAATGTTGTACCGGTAGCGCTCCATCTAAGGACGCTCAAAGTGCCGTATGTCCTCGCCACAGCGTATGACAAAGCCGGATTGGAATCGGCATTCCTCTTTGTCGATGCTTTGAACCTCGGGAAGCCAACCGATTTGCAGCGGCTGGTCGAGACCATCCGGTCCCTTTAA